GCATTTTCATATTTTTCTATTATTGCTAAGAATTATCTCATCATACAAAATAATTCAAACTATGTAAAATTTAAAAGACGTGCAGATACAATAGAAATTGATGAGCATCGTGATGTAGTAAATGAAATGTCAATGACTAGTTATCAAGAGTCTTTAAGAGATTTTTGTAAATTATGGTGTGATTGGTATGATACCAATTTAAATATGATCTTTACTAATAAAAGAGATATATTGGTAGCAGATACAGTTGTTGAATTATTTAGAATGGCTGATAATATAGAAAACTTTAACAAGAAAGCAATTTATATTTTAATACGTGAAAGAACAGGTTTAAAAACTCAAAATATTACTAAAGTAATTAATATTATGAGAAGAGATTTTGCAAAGATGTTAATATCCTATCAACAGTCCGGCAGGCTTCATTCATAATATTAATCTTTTATATTTATTTAAAAGGATCGTATGAATGAATATGAATTATTTGCAGGTACCACATTTTCGGATCTCATGAAAGATGTATACCATAACTCCAAGAAAAAATCTAGACAGATAGATTCTTTAATACAAGATCTTAAACCACATATTAAAAATGTAGGCGATGCTACTATTATAGCTCCTATACTAAAAGATTATCTAGAAGTATCAGTAAAAAATGATGATGCATTAGTTAAGCTAGCTGCAGTAGTTCAGCGTATAATTTCAGCGACTAGTAAAGATGAAGATGGCAATGAATTTGGAATGACTGATGAAGAACGTAGTCGACTTCTAGAAGAAGCCGAAAATGAAATAAAAATAATAAAACAATCACAAGATAAGGATACTCATGGCGACGTTTCTGGCAGCGGAAGTAGTAAACAATCAGATCTCATTTAAAGAGACTGAGAGTAAGAAAACGCAACTCCCATTTCCTCAGGGAGCAATTAAATTTAAATTGTTTAATGTGCGAAGTAAAGCTAGAACGGTAGAGATGGCATTGCCATTAGATCCTCATATTACTGAAATTCCTTTGGTAGGCGAATATGTATTAATTATTCAATTACTAGATAAAAGTGCAGATCCATATTTTCAAAAACATCAATATTACTATACTCAAATATTAAACATATGGGATAGAGTTAATGAAAATAAATTATTTGGTATACAATCATCATCGCCTCCAACTGTACCTACTAATGAAAAAGGTATGCAAAAGAAAAAGCCTAAAATAATTGATGATAATACAGATATATCTAGATTGCAATCATATGAAGGTGATAAAATATTTTATTCTAGATTTGGATCTTCGATTCGATTTTCTTCAAATAATATAAAAGATCAAGAAAATATTACGTATGAAAATAAAACAGCACCATGGGAAGGTGGCGAAGTTCTAAGTCCCATTCTAATGTTAACTAATGGTTATAAACAAATAGGTAAAAAGTTAACTATAGAAGATCCTAAAACAGATAAATCGTTAATGTATTTGACATTTGATCAAAAAATTAATATTGATTCATCACAGACAAAATTAGGAAAGGGCATTTCAAATAGTAGTATAAAAAATTATTCCGGAGCACAAGCAATAATATCTGCAGATAGATTATTATTTAATGCTAAGGAAGATCATATCTTATTATCTGGAGCTCAATCAGTTAATATTGCTACTCCATCATGGGCAATGGATATGAATCAGTTTTTTGATTTGTTTGACGAATTTCTAGAAGAAGTAATGAAAACAGCTCGAGCTGAATCAAATTATTTAACTGGTGTTGGACCGACTTCCGGTAATCCTACTTTGTTAGCAGGCGCAACAAAGATAAAAACCAAACTAACACAGATGAGGCAGTAGATGCCAGCACTTTGGCCCACATTCGAAAATACAGTATCTCAATTTTTAACTAAAGGAACACTGTCTCAAGACCAGTTTATAAAAATGATAGCAGGTGCATATACAGTAGCTACTACGCCAATAACAGTTAATTACTCGACAGGACCAGTTCCGCAGCCGGTACTTAATGGCATTGTTCGTCAAAAAATTTTACGAGATGCCATGGAGAAAGTATTAAATGCTAGCAAAGTTGCGACAGATACATTGACAGTAAAAGATTTCATTCCAGCAGCATTAGGATTTATAAAATATTGGACTCCTGGGATTGGCGTATTAATTAGTCCATTACCTGCTCCGCCGCCATGTGTAGCACCAGTAATTGCAGGCACATTTCTTTCGGACGACGAATTCAAATCAGCGTTACCAGATGATGCAGCACCACTTCTAGCAGCATTAGGCACTACAGATGGCGATACTAAATCTTTATATTCTAGAATAGTTAGTCAGGCAGTAGTTAATGATCCAGTTGTAATATTACCTAGTCCTATTGTGTTATTTCCAGGCAATCCATTATTATTAGCTAAAGATTTGCATTTTGCTATGACCAAAAGCTTTAGTCCACAAGCTACAGCAACCAATTTAACAAAAGCATTTAGTAATCATCTATCAACGATTATAGGAATTTATATCGGATTACTACCACCGGGTTCAGTACCGCCATTTACTATTGTAGTATTTAACGGAATAACATAACTGAATTAGTATACAATGATATTTATAAAAAAGGATAAGTAATGAAATCAGAATTATTCGTAAAATTATTACGTAAAGTTATAAGAGAAGAAGTACAATCAGTTGTACGTAAAGAGTTAAGATCTGTATTGACCGAAAGAAAGACGGATCATTCAAAGGCAATAACACATGGTATAGATCTATCTAATATGGTATCTAATACACCTTCTAAACCATCCAAGAAGTATGTGAAAGATAATATATTGAATGACATACTAAATGAAACATCTGGATTTAATAGTAGTGGTAATACACAAGAAAATTATCCATCAATGGCAAATTTTAAAAGTGAAATGGCAGAATCATTTAGACAACCTAATATTCCACCAGTCACAGATATACAAGGCAAACCAGCAGATACTAGTAATAAAAATGTTGCTACTGTTGTTAATGCAATGACAAAAGATTATTCTCAATTAATGAAAGCAATTGACAAGAGAAAAGGAAAACGATAATTGGCAAGACAAGTATTTCAATATCAACCATTTAATGATACACCGGACAAACCATTAGGCATATTATTACCTTTAAATAAATCAGCCGGAGGCGCTAGATCTTTACAATCTACTTATAATTCAAATCCGAGTGCTGGTAAAGGTGTATTTGTATCTTCTTATACAACGGAAGAACAGGCATTAAGTAATTTGAAAAATTTAATACTTACTAGAAAAGGTGAACGATATTTTTTACCAGACTTTGGAACTAACATTCAATCAGCATTATTTGAAAATAATACAATTGATTTAGAATTACAATTACAAGAAACAGTGTCAGCTGATATTGAAAAATGGTTGCCATATATAAAAATAAATGAATTGAAAATTGTAAGAAATATTGATAATCAGCAAATTGCTATTAGATTATCATTTAGTGTTACTGAAAATGGATCAAATCAAGAAATAGTAATTTTTGCATCTCCAGAATCTATAGTAGTACAAGATGGAGGTACGCCTGAAGTAGAATTACAATTAGCGCCAATTGCTACCGGAGGAGCATATTAATGGAATTAGTAAAAAAAGACGTAAAATATTTAAATAAAGATTTTGGGCAATTTAGACAAAATCTAATAAACTTTGCAAAAAATTATTTTCCAGATACATATTCGGATTTTAATGAAACATCGCCTGGAATGATGTTTATAGAAATGGCATCATATGTAGGCGATGTTCTTTCATTTTATTCAGATCAATCCTTTAGAGAAAGTTTATTGAGTAGTGCACAAGAAGAAAGTAGTGTGTTACAGATGGCTCAGTTATTTGGGTTTAAATCAAAATTAAATTCGCCATCTAATTGTATGGTAGACATATTTCAATTAGTGCCATCTATAGGATCTGGTACTAATTCTTTACCTGATTATCGATATGCATTAAATGTTAATGTAGGTGCTAGATTAGTAGGCGGCAATAATACTTTATTTAGAACATTAGAAGCTGTAGATTTTAGTGTTAATACGGCTAATGATCCTTTAGATATATCTGTATATGAATTAGATTCTAATGGTAATATACAATATTATTTATTGAAAAAACAAGTACCGGTACAATCCGGTGAGATTATTACATCTACATTCTCGTTCGGTGATCCTAAAGCATATGATAAAATTACATTGCCGAATAACAATTTGATAGATATTGTATCGGTAGTAGATAATAGAGGAAATACTTGGCATGAAGTAGATTATTTAGCACAAGATACTGTATTTGAAGATACGTTAAATATTAAATTTAATGATGAAAAATTAGCTGAATATAAGTCAACCGTGCCTTACATATTAAAATTGAAAAGAACGCCAAGACGATTTATAACAAGATTAAGAGATGATAACAAAACAGAATTGATATTTGGATCTGGAATAAGTTCTGATGCAGATGAAGAGTTAATTCCAAATCCAAAAAATGTAGGAATGGGATTAGAATATTTAACTAGAACTACTACCACCAATGTCGATCCTACTAATTTTTTAAAGACTCGTACATATGGATTGGCACCGGATAATATCACATTAACTATCACATATACAATTGGTGGTGGAATAAAAGATAATGTTGTTGTTAACTCAATAAATAAAATTGATACTATATCATATAATGACAGTATTAATTATAGTGGTGTAGATACGACATTTGTTAAAAGTACTGTCGCCGTTAATAATTCAGTACCTGCAGTAGGTGGATTAGAAAAACAGAATATAGAAAGTATAAGACAAAGTGCAATGGCGTCATTTGCAGCACAGAATAGAGCAATAACTAGAGAAGATTATATAGTACGTTGTTATTCTATGCCGAAGAAATTTGGATCGGTTGCTAAAGCATATGTAATCGGAGATATGCAACAAGATTCATCTGATGTAACGTATCCACGTGAAACAATTTCTAATCCTTTGGCGTTAAATTTATATACTTTAGCATATGATGATAATAAACGTTTAGTGCCATTAAATGAAGCACTAAAGCAAAATTTAAGGACATACTTATCAAACTTCAGAATGTTAACAGATGCATTAAATATAAAATCGGCCCATGTAATTAATATAGGAGTTGATTTTGAAATTATACCTAGACCAAGATATAATAGTAATGAAGTTTTATTAAGATGCATTGACTTATTAAAACGTTTATTTGAAATAGATTCAATGCAAATCAACATGCCATTAAATATATCAAATTTAATGACAGAATTAGATAAGGTTGAAGGAGTTCAGAGTGTATCCAAATTTGAAATTATTAATTTATATGATCTAACTAAAGGGTATGTAGGTAATCTATATGATATTGAAACAGCTACAAAAAACAATATTGTATATCCTAGTTTAGATCCTAGTATATTTGAAATAAGATTTCCTAATGCAGATATCAAAGGAAAAATAACAAGTAATTAAGGAAACAAATGTATCAATTATATTTCGCAGAAAGAGATACGACATTATATGAAAAATTTCCAGATCAAAATACTGGAATAGATCAGATATTAGAATTAACAAAAGTTAGTTCTGGATCTAAATTAAATGGCATTATACAAGCTAATACAACTAATACAAGAATATTATTAGATTTTGGATCACAGATATCTTCAATTACAACAGATATTAGTAACGGAAAAATTCCGCCTATAGGCACGGGAATCAATTCTTCTTCAATATTTTTAAGTTTAAAGGCATCAGATGCATCCGATCTTCCTTTATCTTACACTATCAAAGCATTCCCTATTTCAGAATCGTGGAGTAATGGTAATGGAACATATGCTGATATTCCGGAAACTACTAATGGAGCATCATGGCATTATAAGGATGCAAAGAATCCTGGCACAGTATGGAGCACTGGATCTGCTGCTAGTTATAATAATCTTGGCGTATTTGATAATCAGGGCGGCGGCACATGGATGACAGGATCTGGATACGAAGCTAGTCAATCATTTCAAAATCAATCTCCGGATATTAGAATGGATGTTACTGATATAGTACAAAGATGGGTGAATGAGGATATCGCTAATAATGGATTTATAATTAAACGAAAATATGATGAAGAAATTAACGGATCTATATTAGGTTCTATTAAGTTTTTTGGAAGAGAATCACATACTATATTTTTACCTAGATTAGAAGTTGCTTATAATGATGTGAATCTATCTGGTACTGGATCGTTCAATGAAATTAGTACAGATATGTACGTACCGTATATAAAAAATATAAGGCCAGAATATAGATCTGGCGATATAACAAAATTCAGAATCGGCGTGAGGCCTGAATTTCCAATAGCTAGTTATGCTACGAGCTCTTTTTATATAACAAAAGATAGATTGCCAGTAACTAGTTATTATAGTATATCTGATACTGTGACTAATGAAATTATAATTCCGTTTGATGAGGGTGTAAAGAGATCTACTCAAATATCTT